GCAGGCTCTCATACTCTTTTTTTGTTATCTCTTGGTAGGGAGCTTGTTTGTATGTGTGATCTGAATGAGGTAAGAAAGATACCCCTGCCACATCTTTAAAGTTATTAAATACCCATGAGCCTACTTCAAACCACTCTTTTTCTTTTACAGATATAGTGACTGAGGGTTTATGCTCACACCAGTGTTCTTGAAAATTTTTCCAAGTTTCTAGTTGTGTTATTGCATCTATATCATCTCTTAGTATAGCCTTGCTAGGTGACTTCATAGGAAATGAAAACACCACTGTGCTATGGGGTTGCATAAGGTCATCTTCACAAGGTATGCCCTGATCAATCATAAAATTAGTTAGAGGGTCTTTCTTATCTCCTCTTACTGTTCTTATATAGTAGGCTGAATGTCTTGCATGAATACCTGATGCGGAATCTACTAGCTGGGAAACTGTACCAGAAGGCTTAACACAAGTGATAGATGTTGACTGTGGTATACCTAATTGTTCAGATAAAGCAGAGTTAGTATCTACAGCTACTTGCCTAAGTCTTTGTAAATCCTCAGCTTTTCCTAGCTTGGGGTTATCTAAAATGCCTGTAAGGGAAACACCTAACAGTCTTTCTTCTTCTGTATTGTTTTGCCAAATCTTGCGTAGGTATTTAAAGTTAGTCAAAGTTGACTGGAAAGTACCTAGTATGGTTGCGTCTTGAACCTTATCTTCTAAGTTTTTAATTGTATCTCTTTCCCTGATAACTACTTCTGTTAGATTACAAAACTGATATGGTCTTAATATAATCTCGGAACATGGATTAGTTCCAAAGTCGTACTTAGTCTTTCGTCTGCCATTCTTTTTTGCTTGTCTAACAGAAGCATCTCTACTGAATATGCCTCTTTCTCCAGACTTGGAGTTGTACAGATTTAACCACTCTCGCATAAAAATACCTATAGGTGGTGTATTTTGGTAACACACAGAGTTGTTTGCCAATGCTCTTTGCCCTTCTCCATTCCACCACTCTCCAGACTTGGCTAAAGCCATCTCTTGGTCCTCAAGGTCAGATAAGCTTATTAGAGCTGATCTTCGTACTCCCCCTACTACCACTACCGATCCTATCTTGCACATGATGTCATGGCACTCTATAGGCTTTAAACGCCTACCTGCCGATTTCTTAAAGATTTCTACTGTAAACTTAAATAAGTCATCTAAAGGGTCTGGACCTGATGATCTACCTCCAAATGTTTTCAACCTAGCACCTGCTGGTCTTAGGCGAGACAAATCCCACTTAGGAATCTGCCCAGTATAAAGCAAGGAAATCAATTCCTTATATCCTTTAGCCCAACCCTCTTTAGAATCGGATACTACTACATTAGTATCTGTAGGACTAAATGACTCAGCCACTCTGGGCAGACCATCTGTATATTTTCTTTCTACAGAAAAGCCTACACCAGTACCACACATGAGTATGTAAAGACACTCATCAAAAGCCCTCTGATTATCTACTGGTAAATAAGAGCAATTATATCCTGCCACATTACATCTGTCCAGAGCTGCTCCTGCAGTCATTAAGGCTCTCATGGAAGGCATGATCTCTAAATTAAGAACCCTGTCCTCTAATCTATTCCTCAGGGTAGTAGTTAGTTGATATCCATGATTGTTTCTTAGGTGTTCTTCTAGGTAGTCAAAATATCTTGCTACAGTTTCTGTCCAAGATTCTCTTCTTGCATCCTTTTCTCTCCACCTTGCATAGCGAGATTTATGAATAAAGTTTTGGTAGTCTGTCGGTAGGTGGTTGTCCATGTTACACCCATATAATTTCTTTAACAGGCACAGAAATATAATCTTCATGCAGTCTTGATAACCTATTGAATTTATTGACTACTCTCTCTTTAGCAACAGACTTTTTTGTCATTATGCCAGCTTGTGTTCTGTCAGTATTGAAGACAACGAAAAAAACATTACCATCCAATTTTGTGTATCTGAATTTTCTTCTTGGGATGTGCATATCTCCCCATTGAAATTTACCAGAAGACCATCCATGTTTTGTTTCTACCTCTACACTGAGGTCATGCTTTTCACAGATAAGATCAATACCATATGCTTTTGGATTATCTTCCAAGACAGGTAATTCATCTAGACCTAAAATTTCTTTTAATTTTGGTGGTAATAATTTTTTTGCAGACTCTCTTGTCTGAGGGTCGTTTGCATTAAATAATTCTCTATCAAATCTTTTGGTGGGGGCTGTATGTGGGGCTCGTTGACTCTTCATTGTATCTCCATAATTTTATCTAATTCCATATTCTTAACATCCTTCTCCAAAAAAGTCAAGGAAGCTGGAACAAAAAGTTTAATGTGTTTTGTCAGTTCTATCGCTTTTTTGGAAGCATCTCTGTCAAGAGCTATTACTATTTTACTGTATTTTTTAAGGGTTGTCAAGTATTCATTTGGAAGATTAGTTCCCATGAGTGCAATCCCAGTGTGGACTTGAGAAACAGCACAAGCAGAGAAACAATCCTCCACTAAAACTGCCTTCGTACTGTCAGTTTGTGTGTCGCAAACAAAGGGATGTTTGCTCCTTGCATATCGAAACCACTTAGGTCTTTTGTCAGCCTCAGATAATTTCCTACCTACAGCATCAACAACTTTGTCATCCTTCTTAACCATGAAGGCAACCCTGTCTTGCCTAACATCATACTGGATGTCAGCCATACCTTTCCTGTACGCCTCATAACTGTTCCGCTTGATAACCATGTCGAGTGCCTTGCAGTTTCTACTTAGGGGCACAAAACTGCGTAAATCAAGGGGAACAGCCTTGTCAGCGACTGACTTCGGTTTATTGAATGTCAGTTCTTTCCTGTCAGATACTTTGCCCTTTACATCACAAGATGCAGAAAAGCAAAAATATAAGATAGTACCATTGTTGTTTGATATGGATAAGGTTTTTTTATGATCACAGAAAGGACAATCATATCTCAGTGCTACACCTTCTTGACTGGGTGGTGGGGCTAACTGTAGTATGACATCAGTAATCATTATCTACCTCCGAAGTTATCTGCAAACTAATCTTCATTCGCTTGTTCGCCCTAGTATGAACTAACTGTATGTCAGTGTCAACCCATAAACAGTAAACAGCAAATGTCAGATTAAGCAGTATAACTTTTCATTTGTGTTTGTCAACCATTTTGTCACCCTTTTTTTGTCAGCCTAATATTTGAGATACGACTGTCAGACTTGCCATCTGTAATAATAATATTAACATAAATAATTTAATAAAATCTATTCTCATTTTTTTCTCCTTGACATATATAATTTCCTAATTATAATAAGCTTTAGCTTTTAAAAAAAACATAATAATATTAGGGAGTATTATATATCTTAGTTTAAATCTACTTATAGTCAAATTAAAAAACATAAAAAAACATTTGACATTAGTAAATGGCTATATTACAAGGGTTATTAATGATTAATTTTAATACATTTTATAGAATACTTTCTTGGACAGGGTTAGCCATAATAATAGTTTATATATATGCTTGTACTACTCCAGAAGATGTAGGATGTGTTCCTGTACATATTGGGACAGGATACGATGAAGAGGGTATGATGCAGATAATAGAAACAGAAGAAGTAGGGTGTCCGAAAAAAGACTAAACATGATAAAATTTATAAAAAATATTTTAGGAGTTGACATTTATAAAAAAAGTGTGGTAGTACTAAATAACGATTTAAATATAGCTTTTATAAAAATTGGTGGTCTATACGAAAGAATAGAGATCGCAGAAGAAAGAATAAAAAGATTAGAAGAGAGGAGTACAGATTAGAGTTTCTTAGCTAGTAAAGTGTGGTTTTTTATAGGTAGGTTTTATTATTTTTTCCCTACCTTATTTTCCTTCCCCACACAAACTGGCAAAGAGAGTGGTAGGAGTCAGGTGTGAGCATAGATACTTACTCAGCTCCTGCCACAAGAATTGATGTAGGTTGGGAAAGGCAGTGAAAGTCTGTGGATTGCATACCTTAAAAAAGGGAGTAACCCCATTAAAATATACCCAAAAAGATATCCTATCAATGCCTACATCACAGAAATTATCCTAGCTAGGATACCCAGTAGTAAGGACACGAAGATGGCATCGGTAAGTGTTTAAAAAGATACCGAATCAGATCATAACTGATATGCAATTTACTTACTACTGGGAGTTATACTAAAAGCGAATGGTCACTAAGGTAATAAGGCATATGTAATAACCATATGAACGACCTGACAGTCTAACAGACTGGTTGAGGAAGTTATGTAGCTTTTAGAGCAGAGAGAGAGTTGGCATTAGTAACTGGAGAGATATCTCCCTTAAGGGAAAAGCCATTAAATTGTGTTCTAAAAAATAGCTCTCTCTCGCATGATACAACATAGGAGAAAAGACATGAAAACAGAACAAGAGATAAGAGATTTGTTAGCTTCTTATATTAGCGATCTAAGAAGAGATTACAAAAATATGTTGACAAGGGATATATTTTATGATATTGGTTATATTCATGCTTTGTATCACATGATAGGGCAGACAACATACTATTTTAGGTTAAGGGATAGTGCGATTAAAGGAACTAAATTTTTATATAGGATAAAGACATGATGTATGATTTGCCGAATGGTTGGACTTGTTGTGCGTGTGGCGATGAATATTCTAAAGATTTTATAGGAGAGCATATAGCTCTCTACGAAAATGGAACTTATTGTAAGGAGTGTAAAAATGACTGACGAACATCATCCCTTTGATTTGGAAGGTAGGAAAACAATAGAGAAAAGAGCCGAGATACTTGGAGAGTTTAGAACTGCTCCTGAGATGTTAGAATTTATTAGAGAGGTTTACGAGATAGCATTTGGAGAGAACGCCTACAACAGAGGATTTTACAAGGTAGAAGTTTTGCAGAGATTGCGAAACTATTCTGATAAATCCTACCTATCAGAACAGTATGAGGAACTAAAGAATGACTAAAACAAAAATCATAGGTAGAAAAAAAGAGATCAAGCCCAATAAGAAGTGGGAGAACAATATTTTTGTTATGTTGGAGAATTACAATGGTAGAAAAAGATTACAAAACAAAAGCTAAGTGGAAATACGAACTACAAATGCAAGACAGGAAAGATAAGAAGGCAAGACCTATCACACTTCCTAGATACAAATTTATGGAGAAAAATAACAATGAATAGATCAAGATACGCAGAAGATAATATATTTAAAATTGAAAAAGCTGTTAAAAAATTACAGTTTAAAGACAAGGTGGACAAGAATACTGTCTGCGAAACAGTTTTAGATATAATCGCAGATTACGAATGGGATACTGTGAATGGTATTGGTGGCATACGAACAGTTTTTGTTGAGCCTCTAGAAACTAAGGTAGAAGAAATGGAAAAAAGACTAGGTAGGCTCGAAGACAATGGCTAAAAAACAGATAGAAAACAGACCTAGAAAAAGTAAATTTAAGACCCTATCACATACTGGAGGAAATAGCAGACCTCTAAAAGATAAGGTAGTAAGAATAGGTAATCAATGGTTTATGAAAAAGCAGGAGAAACAAGATGAAAATAGATAACGAAACAGATGATCTACTCCCTGAACTTTTAGATGAGGTCAGAAATAAGATTGTCGAAAAAACTGGTCAAGAGATAGATTGGAAATATCATAATGACACAAACCTAGAACAAATTGTCATTGTTTGGTATGTAGGAGAAGAATAATGTATGAGGTAATAGTATCAATTTTTAGGTTACTTATAATTATGTTTGGTTTACTTATTTTGTGGGTATTTATATGATCTACATAACTTTTTACAGTAAGATCGAAGATACTTATGCTATACAGCGATTTAATAAAGAAGAATTTATTCAGAATTTTAATGAAGGAGGGTTGACAGATATTTTAAAGTGTGCTAAAACAAGATTACACAATACAGGAGATGAAGCTTCTGCTAGAGTGGGAAAGAAATACAGAGAACTGGTAGACAGGGAAATTGCAGAACCAAGATTATTTAAGGAGAACTAGATGAATACAGAAACATTAATAAAAGGCAAAGAAGAGGTAGAAAAAGAGGTATCAGATAAATTTCTAAGAAATCTTAGAAGTTTGGTAGGTAACAAATTTGTAGGGTTGAGATACTTCTCTTCCAATATAGGAGAAGTTAAACAGTATAATATTTCACTAGGTGTCAAAAAACACATTAAAGGCACAGGTAGGAAAGACGAGCCTCCATTTGCTTTTGTTGCCTATGATCACAACGCAAAGCATTATAGAACTTTCAATTTGTCAAAATTTAAATATGTAAATTTTAAGGGCAAGTTTTATACCTTTGACGATATTTATAGTTTGTCAGCATAATGGGAGTATATGGAGATATGTCATTCAATCCCCAAGATGAAGAAAAACCTTTGTCAGCACATTCTAATAAAGAGCTTCTTAAAATTTGTCAAATCAAATCATCAGAAGATGAGTTTTTTAGGAACATGGATTATGACGAGGAGGAGAGAAGAGAATATCTTTTGGAGATGGCAGGAGAAAAGAACTCACAAATACCTCTATGTTCTGGTAAAAAATACCCTTTATAAAAAAATGAAAAAAAGATTTGACATTAATGTTTCTATTATTTAAGGTAATTTTATATATAGGAGAAAAATAAATGGCATATGTTTTTGTAAATGGAAAAAAATTTAGAAATATAGCAGAAGCTACCACCTACATAAATGAAAGAACTGATTTCGCACTAGCTACTAAACCTGAAGATAAAAAAGTTAAGGTAGCAGTTAATCAAGACACTTCAATTATAGATGAGAATATAAGATTATCTTTTTCTACTACATTGGAAAATAAATAATGACATATAAATTTATCCATAATACACAATCTAGGAAAGTTGGCAATATGCCTACGACATATAGTCCAAGAAAAACTTGCCCTGATACTTGCAGTCTAAAGAATAATGGTTGTTATGGAGAAAAGTTTCCGATAAAGCTACATTGGGATAGGTATAGTAATGACCAAAATGATAACTGGGAAGAACTTGTAAATGATGTCAGAAAGTTTAGGCAGGAAAATCCTGATAGACTTTGGAGATATAATATAGTTGGAGATATTGTTGGTAATAATACCAAGATAGATTTTCCTAGACTGAAGAAACTGGTTAAGGCTAATAATGGTGGCAATGTAATTGCCTACACTCATAAACATAGCAAGGAAGAGAACCTTGCTCATATTCGCTATGCAGTAAAAAGAGGTTTTACTATTAACTTGTCAGCCGATAAATTAGACGAGGGTATTTCCCTACATAAGAAAACTAAGCTTCCTACCACTGCTGTTTTAAGTATGACAAAAAAGAAATACCATGCTTTAAAAGATCAGGTAAGAAAAGACTATCACAAATTTTTGTCAGATAGGAAAGTTGTTATCTGCCCTGAACAGACTGGTGCGATTGAAAGTTGTCAGTCTTGTAAACTATGCTCTAATGCTAAGAGGAAATCTATCGTTGGATTTTTAAAACACTAATGTCAGAACTATATAAACAAGAGCCTGTAAACTGGTATACAGAAGAATTAGAAAAGTTTTATGAAGACGATAATGAGGGATTTATTTGGGGGATTTATTCCTATATAGGAGAAGACATTGTAGATGTATCTTGGTTTAAAACAAAAGAAGAAAGAAATAGGAATGTCAGAAGATAGTATGTCAGAAAATGACTATCTAGCAGAATTGTCAGAAGATGATCAACAATTTGATGAAAATGGTATCTGTACTTTTTGTGATAAACACAAAGACGAAAGTTATCATTATAAATGTTGGATCAAATAATTCCCTACATAAGAAAAAACTTGCAAACCCCATAAATTGCTATATAAGAAAATAACAAACTATATAAACTTTCTTATATAGTAATTTAAAGGAGTACCAAATGGGTGCAAGTTACGAATGGCTTACTGATCAGAAAAGCCACAATGATATATCTGATCTTTCTGTATTCGATAAAACATTTACAGAAGACAAACTTTTTTCTCATAACAAATATACAGGCGAATACGAGCCAGTAGAAAGCAGGACAGGAATTTATTTAGATATTCCAGAAGAGCAACGCTATGAGTTTAAAGCACCAGTATCTAAAAAATATAAACTGGTCAATCATGTAGAATTATTTGATAAGTTAAATAAGGCTATTTTTAAGAACGATGAATTGTCAAAAGAGAATATTATAGTTAATGATTATGCCTTCGATGACTGGACAAAAGTACAAAGGGAAATCTTATTCCAAGATCATAGTATTAATTTCGGAGATACTGGGATCGGACAAGATGATACTTCATGTCTAAAGATAGTATGTCTTAATAGTACTGATACCAGTTGGAAGTTTCAAACTTTCGTTGGGCAGTTTAGAGACTTTTGCCAAAATACTATGGTATTCGGTGGAGAAAGATATTTTCACAGACTATTGAAGCATACTTCAGGCTTTAATGTGCATGAAGAAACCCAAAAGATTTCAAATGCTACTGGAGATTTTGCAGAACATGGAGAACACTTTCTCAAAATGCTTAAAACACCAGTAACAGAAGATTGGGTTATTAAACTCTTTAAAGAAACTGTAGCAAAGAAAGAGATTAAACTGGCTAAAATTAATTATTCAGATAACTTTGAAACTGCTAAAAAACTAACCCAAGCTATTGAAGATAACTTGTCAGAAGAGGACAAAGAAAAGCAGATTGTCAATGGCAAATTGTTTGGTGCTTTAATGGCAAGACTTGCAGAAGAATTAGAGAATGGTATGGGATTAAATCTCTATACTGTTTATAATGCCCTTACTAATTGGTCTACTCATGTTGGAGGTGTTCAGGATAGTTACGAGAATGACAAAGGAGTAATTGTCAACAATACCAACAAAGGCTCTAAGTTGCATAATGTCAGACTTGATAGACAGAAAGAAGTTGTTAAGGTTATCAATTCTTCTATGTGGCTTGAACAGGCAAGACTAGTAGCCTAGAAATTAAAAGCCTACCCCCTATACCCAGTTAAGCTTAATCGTTTAACTGGGTTTTTTTTATGCTTATTTAAATTTTCTTTACACCCTTTGCAAATCACTTTATCCACAAGATATGAACAGTTATTTACATATGACAAAGAAAAGGAGTAACCCTATGTATGAATTTATATCTATACTATTCAGAATAATAATAATTGCTGTTGTAATTATGCTTATACTTTTAATCACAAATATTTAAGGAGAACTAAAAAAAATGACTACATTCGATAAAAAAATAAAAAAACTATTAACTTTAAAATCCCAGTTAGAATTGTATGAAATGACAATCCAAAGGAACTTGGAAAGACTAGAGCAAGATATTGAGAATTTTGCACCTGATAACTTAACTAATTTCCAAAAGGCTACACTAGAAAATATTGAACTAGATGACCTTATAAGAGGAACAGCCGAAACTGTTGAAACTATATTCCTTAAAACTAGGCATATTCTTAGACAGTTTCCACTTGATACAGTAGCCCAAGAAAGATTGGAAACTTTAGGCGTAAACTTTGACATTGATATAGGAACTGTTGTAGAATTAGAAAAAACAAAAAATGAGGAGATTAATTAAAATGAACAAGGAATTTAATGAAATACTAACTGGGCTACTTATAGACCCATTTAATAAGAAAGTTACCACTGTAAAGGTTGATACTACTAATACCTTAAAAAGTATGTATAAGCTTATCGGTTGCTCTATGGTTGAGGTTGTAAGTTTAACCCAGTATGCTGATGATGATATTTGGTGCGATGAAGAGGGATTGATGAAACCTAGAGGAGAACAAAGGTTTTTCAAAATCTCTAATTTACCTAATGGACATCATGGAGTTATAGCTGGAAGAGGTTTAATTCTTGGTAATGGTGGAGAAGGCGATACAATATCTTGTGATTTATCTATTGAGGATATATTGCCAAGAATATCTTGGGATTTCACGCATAACCATATGATTTATAGCTCTGAAACTGGATTGTTTACCGAGTTTGCAAAGGTTCAAGCCAAGCTTTATGATCCTAATGAATATCTTATTGATAGTTTGAAGGGTTGTACTGTTGTGGAGGGTTAAACATGGACAGACCTACAAAAAAAGAGAAATGGTTATTATTATTTGCCTACAGTATGATTATAATATATTTCATAACTAGATAAATATAAGACTTCCTCCCCTAACCCAGTCGAGTTTAATTATTCGGTGGGGTTTTTCTATGCCAGTTTAATATGTATCTTGTTGTTTATATTCAGATATGGACAGGGATATGCTTTCGGATATGTTTGAAAAGATACGCCAAACCGCCCCCAACACACCAATTAAAATATGAAATTGAATTGTCAGGAGAGGGTTCACACACACGCATATGACCATGCGAGGCAATATCTACAATGATATTTTTACTTATGATATTAATTGCCTACATGTTGAAAACAGCCAGTATTTCATGCCCTGATTTTCCTGCTGTTATCTGCTTTTTAAGGGTATTCGCACTTTTGCCTAATAACTGTTCTATGTATCACTTTTACCTAGATAGTAGAGTTGTCGTCAAATGGCTAGTTTCTGCGGTTTTTAGGGGTACGCATGTGCCACTAGCCCCCCACTACACTTGCGTATACAGAGATGCCAGATTTTTATTTTTTTTTGGTTGGTTGAGAATGGGTCGCAACTAGTTTTGCCTACCTTTATATGACCCATAAAAAAACCCCCACAGGATAGTTGAGGGGGTAATTGCCTACATGTATATATACTATATATTAGCCCTGACGGACTAAGTCCATTGTACACCCAAATATTCAATCTGTCAAGAGAAAAAATAAATAGTTGACAGAAGCCTATATTTATAGTATAATAAGGAGTATGAAGGGGGTCACTAGGGGGGTATGCCCAAGTAGGCAAAACCGACCACAAGAGTGCTTGCAAGCCTTGTAGGAAAATGCAAAGTTTTTCTTACCCCCCACCTTCATATAAGCAAAACAAAGGAGAAAGATATGGCAAAATTAAGTAAAAAATCTTTAAAAAGAACAAAATATAAAATGCCTCCAATCTATGGAGATGATCCAATTATAGAGAAACGAAAAAAAACTATAGCTCAAGAATATAGAGATGCAGCAGGAACAGGTATGGCTCTTGATGCTTATGATGTAGATAAAGAAGAAGGTAGGTTAGTAAAAGACAGCAAGGGAAGGAATACTAGTGATACTAATCCTAAAACAAGAAAAAAAAGAAGAGGTAAAACTCAGGCTAAAATGGGTGGCGGTAAAATCTACGCTTCACAAAATAAGAAGTATGGCGGTGGAGTCTATCCTAGACCTACTAAAGGCGAAGATATCTAACATAGAAAGGAAAAAGTATGTTACCAGAAGAAGATGAATTACTGATAGAATTGGAAGAAGAAGAAGTTGTAGAAGCACCAAAATCTTCCAATATAAAAAAGGGTATGATTCTAGGTGGAGCTCTTGTAGCCGCTTTAATTTTAATTAATATTCTTAATTATGTATTTGCCTCTGAGCAGGAAGAACAAACTGCAGATGAAACAGTAATTGAGCAGATTAAGGAAGAAGAAACAGATACTGAAAGTTCTTCGTAGGCAATTAATGTTATTACCTGAAAGAAAGAAATCAAAAGAACTCACAGAGAAACAGCATAGTTTCTTAGACGCATATTTTGCGGAAGGTGAGAAAACATTTGGGAACATAACCCAAAGTCTATTACATGCAGGCTATTCAGAGACCTCACGGTCCTCAGTGTCAAAGGCTATGCGACCTCACATAATAGAAAGAGCAAAAGAGTTGTTAGCAACGACAACGGCTAATGCAGTAGGACAAATAAAAAATGCTCTGTCTGGAGATAATGATGAACCTATCGCCAGACAAAAACTAAGATTTGAAGCAGCAACAGACATCTTGGATAGATGTGGTATATCTAAACGACAGGAGATTGTATCTGAAAATAAACATGTACATGCTGTTGTATTGCTACCTGCTAAAAAAGCAGAAGCTATAGACTTATCAGATGTTGAGGCAGAAATTGTCCGAGCCTAAGAAAAAAGGGAGACCTAAACTCAAGGCAGGAGAGAAAGGCAGATATAGTCTTTCAGCAAAAGAAAAAGCTCGTAGAGCTACTATGGCACAGATTCGCTATAGAGATAAAAAGATAAAGAAGCATACGAACCAAGTAAAAAGGCAAAAACAATTAAAGAAAGAGAAGCTAGAGAAATTCAAAACGCTGGACAAGGGTCTTCAAGGGAAGGCAGCTATACCAGAGGATGTTCTTGCGGATGCTCCTGCAGCAGTGAAAGAGCTTGTTGCAGACAGGGAAGTAGCTTTCAACCCCAACGAGGGTCCACAAACTGAGTTCTTAGCAGCACCTGAACGTGATGTTCTATATGGTGGTGCCGCAGGTGGAGGTAAATCCTACGCCCTACTTGCAGATGCAATAAGAGATGCCCACAACCCTAATCATAGAGGGTTACTTTTAAGAAGAACATTGGGTGAGCTTACTGAGCTTATAGACAAAAGTAGGCAATTATATACAAAGGCTTTCCCAGAAGCTGTTTTTAGAGAAAGTAAATCGACATGGTTATTTCCATCTGGGGCAACGATTTTATTTTCGTATTTAGATAGGGATACAGATGTTACAAGATATCAAGGACAAAGTTTTAACTGGATTGCAATCGATGAAATCACGCATTACCCAACTCCTTACGTTTGGGAATACCTTCGTTCAAGGTTGCGTACAACAGATCAAAATATCATACCGTATATGCGGTGCACTGCTAATCCAGGCGGAGTCGGTGGTTGGTGGGTTAAAAAAATGTATATTGACCCTACCAAACCAAATACTCCTTTTTGGGCTAGGGATGTGGAAACGAGTAGAATCCTTCGTTATGGGTCTAGTAACGCAGAAAAAGCAGGAAGACCCCTCTTCCAGCGAAGATTCATCCCAGCAAGATTAACAGATAATCCATATCTTATGGCTTCAGGGGAATATGAAGCCTTACTACACTCTCTACCAGAAGTAGAACGTAGGAGATTATTAGAAGGAGACTGGGATGTCACGGATGGGGCAGCGTTTGCTGAGTTTGATAGGAGTAGACATGTGGTTGAGCCTTATGAGATACCTCGTTCTTGGGCTCGTATTAGGGCTGCAGATTATGGCTACTCTAGTCCTTCTTGTGTACTTTGGGGTGCAATCGATTTTGACGGCAACCTTTGGATATATAGAGAATTATATGGCAAGGGATTCACAGGGGAGCAGTTAGCTGAAAGAATATTGGAGCTTGAACATAATGATCCCACAATCCAGACTGCTGTTCTGGATGAGTCCTGTTTTAGCAGAACTGGTCATGGTCTTAGTATTGCTGAGTCTATGAACAGATTGAATTTAAGATTTATGGCTTCTAACCGAGATAGGTTAGCAGGAAAGATAGAGATGCATAAACGACTAGGCGAAAATGATTTAGGTGAGCCACGTTTACGTATCTTCAATAATTGTAAGCATTTGATTAGAACGCTACCTACATTACCTCTAAGCAAAACAAATACAGAGGATGTAGACACAAAAGCAGATGATCATGCTTACGATGCATTAAGGTATATGTGTATGACAAGATTAGTGAACAGTCCTTATTATCATCCTAGATTTAGGAAACCTAAAGAGTTTGATAGGTATGTTCCTAATGATCCAGTGTTTGGGTATTAATAATGGCAAAAAATGATACATTATCAGCATTTGATTGGGTTCGTGGGGATTCAGATAAATTAAAATCACAAGCTGAAAAAAATAATTATATTGATGCAAAAACAAAAGTATCTTCAGGTAAATTAAAAAAGACAGGATATAAAGTAAATTCGGTAAATGCTTACTATGCAAAAAAGCATGATGATATTTTAGAGTTAATAAATGTTGGGTATGATAAAGGTTTAAGAAATCAAATAAGACCTAGATTAAGTGATGCTAAATGGAGCACATATACTACTTTTTTAGAAGGTTTATTTGCTACTGGTGCTAGACCAGAAGATTTAAACAATTTAAGAGTAAGGGACCTTGATTTTACATATAACGTTGTTGATTTAAAGGGTTTAAATAAAACAGATTTACAACGTGTTGCTCCTATGGGAAAACATTTTAAAAGTCTATTAATAGGTAGATTAAATGATTTAGATTTAAATCAAAAAACTAAGTCACATCAAGGAAGATTAATATTTAGTCTTAATGACACTAACCCTATATCAACAAATAATCTTGAAGATCATATAAAACAGATAGCAACTAGTCAATTAACTGAAATTGATCCAGATAATTTTTCTGCTAAAGAAATAAACCCTATTACAATGAAAAGAAATAAAGTAACTTATAATATGAGATATGGAACTGCAATAGGTATAATGAACTCAGATGGTTTTATTAATCCTGTAAGTTATATAGCAGATAATCATGGGCATGCTAGTGAATTTATACAATCGGAATATAATTCTATAGCTAGTGTTTTTGCAGAAGAAAGAGCAAACAATCAACCTATGGTAGATTTAACGATAGATGAAAGAACTAAATCAGCTTTTGATGGTCATTATACGCAACACCAAAGAGCAGAAATACTTAAAAGCCATCACAGTATAGATAAAAATTTTAAAAGGTCTTTTTCTGCTATTGAGAAAAAAAATCTTGAAATGACTGGTACTACAACTAATCAAGTTGTAAAACAATTAAATAAAAACGAAAAAATTAAATTATCTGAGTTTGACAGAGCATTAAAAGAAAAAATATTTCCAGCAGGTCCTCAGACAGTTAGACAAAATATTATTCCTGCAAGTGCTGATGAAGGATATTTACAAGCTATTGAACAAGGTAAAACGCCTCATAAACTAATTGATACAGCAGGTGATCCTGTTATACCAGGAGCTCCTACATCTAAAGAAAGGTTTTCTGCTAAAAA